AAAATGGGGCAAAGAGGCTACTTCAAGGAGCATTATCGGAGAAATCCGCGCCGCCCTCGCCAAGGGGGAGGGGAAATGAGCCAGTACACACTTCCAACTAAGATTGAACTTTTGGCTGAAAATGGGCGGCTGCGCGCCGAGCGCGACGAGTTGCTGGCGGCGCTGAAAGACGTTGCGGAATACAGATTGCCGAAGCTTCTGCACAAGCGGGTAACGGCCGCCATCGCCAAAGCGGAGGGCGGGAAATGAGCGAGCCCTTCGAATGGAAAGACGAGCACCTAGCGCGGGATGTGAAGTGCCCTTGCGGCTGGGTTGGATGGACCGGACAGCTAATTGTCAAGGATAGACTGCGGTGTCCCAAGTGTGACCGCGCCCTAGAGCGCGCGTCTGTCGTCAAGCCGTGACAGAACCTCCATCCCGCACTTGACGAGCAGTCGGAGTTGCCTTGCGGTGAGAGAATAGACCCGATGGTCGTCAGCGGTAATGCTGATTTCGGGAAGATGGTCGGAGCCTATTAAGCGGACGGCGAGGCACTTCACAAGGCGGGGCTTGTCCATGGAATGCTACTATTTGGCGTTCGTGAGGATTGAGGATGAGGGGAGATTCGAGCGCGTAGGATGGCGGAGGGCGAAGCCGTGCGGAGGGCTGCTAGGGACGCCCCACGGCCAATGGGCGGTTATTATGGAATGGCACGGGGAGGGTGAGCCGCCGATGCCTAGCGGTCGCGGAATAGACGATAGCGCGGGAGGGGCGGGCTTCTACGGAATAGACGATGGCGCGGGAGGGACGGGCTTCTAGCGCTTGCGTTCGCGCTTCGCCTCGCGACGCTTAGCGGCTCGCCAGCGTCGGCGAGGGCGCTTTCCCTCATAATCGTCTTCGTCATCGCCGGGTGTGGGCTCTGGCATCGATCGGCCGGATTGTGCGGGCTGTGTGTCGTCGCGCATGGTGATAATTTCTCCACGAAAGACGAATGAATTTTCAGACCAGCGGAAAACGAGCTCGGGAGGCATCAGCCGCCCGTCAACGAACGAGAGTACAGCGAAAGAATCGCGCCAGTTACGCGGACTGTTTTCTCCGTAGGCGAATGCTCGGTGTGAGGGGTGCGCGATGCAACCGTTGTCAACGCCCCATCGCGTACCGTTGAAGTCCGTGAATTGAGTTACCTGCGCCGCGTGCTTGTCGCCGGTAACGATCGTGCGACCGCTGTGCAGCGTGTCGTTGTAAGCATGATGGACGCCGCCTTTGAAACGATGCTTAAAGACAACGCGGTCGCCGGGGTGCGGGGCGGCATCGTTGACAAACACATCCCATGCGGGCTCCCAAAGCGGAAAGTGATCTTTCAAATGCATGCCCTGTACTTTGGCATATTCGGGCGCCTTCTCGATTAGGCGCCGTTCGAACCGGCTATCGTGGTTCCCGCAAGTCCAGATTTTGTGCGCGCGCCCCGCCGCCATCGCGAGCTCGTGTAGCCGCTCTTGGGCAACCTCGATTTCCTCTTGCACGGTCGGCAACCGATCCCAGCCGAGCGGCGGGAAACGGGATACCGTTCCCATGTCAACCACGTCGCCGTTGACGACGACGAGATCGGGCGCGAGCTTCCTGATTATGTGGACTAGCGCGCGGTGCATCAAGGTCGGCTCGCCGGGCCAATAGTGCATATCCGACGCGCTGATGGCGACGCCGTTGGCGATTTCGAGAAAGACGCGGCCGGCCTCTATATCGGGTTGTCCACCGCGTCGGAGCGGGGAACGCACCGGCTCCCCTAAGCGCGCCTCAATGTTGCGTCGCCGCTTATGTATATTCCTGACTGAAATTCCGTAAAGGTTGGCCGTTGCCTCAAGTCCGATAGTTCGAATAGAGTGCGCTACTTCATGGTCAGGCGCGCATGCTCTTGTCATACTAAGCGTGGATCACAAACCCGAATGCGTGCCACCCCAGCAGAAACAGCAGCACAAAGAACAAAAGTTCGCTGGCGTAGACGTAGGGGCCGGTGAGACCGCCCCATCGGGTGCCGAGCCACGAGAAGAACCACAGCACCATCAGCACCCAAAACAGTAGTCCTATCGACATGGTAGCCTCCTATGTTAGTGGATAAACCGCACGCCAACCGCGACGACCAACGTGGCAATCGCGAATAGCGCGCTCACCGCCCACATGCGCCCTTGCAGATTGGCGTAGGCGGTCTCCATCGTGGTGACGCGCTTCACCACGCTCTCAAATTGGACGGCGTACTCGTTGCGCGGAAGAAACGTCGCGATCAGATCGCGTTGCTGCCCGCGAAACTCATTGACGGCATCGAACCGTTTCTCGCTCGCGGTCTCAGCCTTGTCCACGGCGTCCTTGGCCGCATCAAATGCGTTCTGGACTGCGCGCTCCTGCATTTCAAAGCGCTTATCGACCGCGGTGGTGCGCTCGCGCAAGATCGCGTAGACCTCGCGCACGGTCATGGCGCCATTATCGGCGCGGCGATCTTGTTCGGTGGTCATAGCTAATCCAGCGTGATCGTCTTCGCCGCGGTAGCCGAGGCCGGCGTCACCGTGGGCGTAAACCACGTTTTGAGCACCCAAGTTGCTACGGCTTGCACCGCCTGAATACCGAGCACAACTTGGGCCTGAAGTTCGAGGGGAATATCCACCTTACCGCCGGTCGCAAAGACCAACGCGGATGCAGCGATGCCGATTGCTTGCGTCCAGTTGATTTTTGAGAGCCATGCGGATTTGGTTTTGACGCGGACTAGTTCAGTCATGTTTCACCTTTTCAAAGGAAACAATCCCGCCCCACCAAAAGTGGCAGGAAAGGAAGCCTACGATAAAGCCAATGAGAAACGGAAACGGCGGAAACCGCTCGCTGATCTCCCACACAAAGCGCGACAGCGTTGTCGTGTCGTGGGTATATGCGTAGTATTCTAGAACCGAGAAACCCCCAACGACGGCAACAAGCAACCATGCGAGCCAAATCCACCTCATTGAGGAACGCCGCACGAATACAGCCACATGACGGCGGCCACAATGCCGGCGACGATAAACAGGGGCGTGTATTTGATCGGACGAGCCGGCAAGAGCGGAGGCGACGGCGCCGGTTCTGGCCCAGCCGGTATCACGGCGACAAATTTGCTATAGAGATAGCCGCGTTCACCCCATGCGGTTCTGACGGAATACCAGTTGCCATCTTTGCGCTCGATTTTCACCACCGCGTCGTGAGCGAGCGTGTAGAGAATTTTTGATTTGTCATTGGGATATTGACGCAAATGCAGCCCATCATGGGCGGTAACTTTGCCGGTCTCGTTCATGACATCTTTCCATCAGTTGCGGTTGCGGGTGCAGGAGGCGGCGGCGTGAACCACTTCGTTTTGATCCAGTTGAAAATGCCGATGCCGACCGTACTCACGATGGTAGCGCCGACAGTCATCCCGGTGGTGGTCGCTTCAGGGCCTACAAGTGGCCCCAAGACCGCGCCGGGTACTGGCGTCTTGATGCCGCCGGCGGTGAGCGCCGTCACGACAGGCAAGAGCGCGACGCCGATTTGCGGAAGTACGGTAGTGAGCCACGGTAGGAGTAGAGCGAAGGATGCGCCCATGGTTGAACCTGCTGGTATGGGTGGTGGTGGCTTAATGGCCTGCCTTGCTTCTCTGAGTTCGCGCAACAGCTCCATATTTTGCTGAAGCAATGCAGCGACGGTTGCGCCGTCGATAGTCGGGCCTTGCTGCGTCGGGATGGGGGCGGGCAATGTGGTTATCACGGGCGGAGGCTCCGGGGTTGGTTGTGGCGTGGGGGCGCTCCCAACGGCCGCAAGCGCTTGCGCGCGGACATCGGCAACGCGATTTGACCAGCCCTTACCGAATGTCGGCCAGGTGCCGAGTCCTTGAAGGAAGGCGAGGCGCTTGTCGCATAGCTGGTGGATGGTTGATGCTGGATCAGATTTGACCGTCGCCGCGATCGTATCGGGGCCGATCTCATCATCCTGCGTAGTGCCGACGATCGCTTGCAGAAATTTTGCCGAGCGGCTAATGCCAGAGTTCACGCCAAAATCGAACGCGGCAAGATCGACGCCGGCCGGCATCTGAGCGCATAGCATCGCGTCCCAATACTTTTGCTTATAGATCGCGACGACCTGATCTTGTGGGGCCTGCCACACGTCGCTAGGCAAACCCGGATGTGTCGTGCGCCAAACATCCCACTCACGTTGCAAGATGCCGCGCGAAGTACGGCCGCCAGGGTCGCGGGGATCGTCGTCGTTTCCGCCCTCCCATTTGAGAACCACGGCGAGGCACGGTAGAAAGCGCGCATCCGAAACGGGCGCGGGGGCGGGCGACGGCTGCACTTGCGCGGCCTTCGGAAACCAAAAGCCGGTTACATAGCGCGGGTCTTCGTTGTATTCGAGAACCTGATCGTTCTCATTGCCGGCGAGCGCGCGATAGGTGCCATCGGCATCCGTACCGAGATAGAAATAGACGTGCCCTAGCCCCGAGCTGATCGACGTTCGCCAGCGCGTGACGATGCAGCCGGCGACTGGCCCGGTAAGCTGGGTGAAATTCGGATGGTTCTCAAACGAGCGCGCGGCCGGCGAGCCCGAACCTGGAAAGCCCGCCTCTTTCAGGCATGCGTTGACGAATATCGCGCACCATGGATCGCCGAGCGATCCGGTGCCGGCAAGTTGGATGAAATGCTCGATTCCCTGATTATTGCCGGTCTCGTGGAAGCCAACATATTTCTCGGCTATCGGAAGCCAAGGCGCGTCGGTCATGATTCAGGCTTCCCCATGAAGCAACGTATGCGCTCACAAGGGTCTTCATGCGCGCTGGCCGAATACTGTCGGGCGCATAGGTGCGGCGCGTCGTAATTGGGGGAGCGCGCCGTCCCCGGCAAAACACGGTGCTCCGGTTTAATCGGGCACCATACTTCGCGGTTGCGCTCGATGACGTGGGAATATCTGCCGTCCCCCCATCGGCCCTCAGTGCCGTAATAGCGATCCTTGAGCTTTACCTCGGTTCCGTCCGGCGTTTCGCGCCATTCATCCGGCGCAAGTTCTCCGCAATCCCTTTCATTGCAACAGTTGCCGGTCTTTTGGCTCGCCCAATCGCGATAGTCATTGTGCCCAGCGTCGTGGTTGTGCTGTGCAAGCGCCGTGACCGCCCATAGGAGGGCGATCCCCACTGCAATCGCAGCGAGGACGTAAATGATTGCTTTCATGGAACCTCTATTGTTGGAACGGGTAGAGAGACATCAGCGGCGAGAGATCGCCGCGCACTGACGGTCGGAAGTTTTGCGCGGGCGTATGTTGCCTCGCCGCAATAGAGGCCGGCGCCTGCCCGCGCATTAGGTCGGATAGCTTCTCAGCCCTATTGCGAATGATACTGTCATACCAGCGACCGGCCCCGTAGCCGCCGGCCATTGCCAACGCTTGCAGCGCCCCACTCCCCGGAGAAACCGCCATATGCGGAATGACGGAAGCGGCGCCGAGGTACTTTCCCAGCCCGCGCGTAGGATCGCCGGCGGCCATAACTTGCAGCGCTCGCGGGCCTATGCCGGGATTGGTGACATTCTGTGCGGCTTCCCGCACTTCGGGGGTTACATACGACGGAAGCGGTTCCTTGAATTCTCTCCGCACCACTCCGCGGATTCCGGTTCCTTCGCGCGCGCCTTCGCTGCGCGCAGATTGTTGCGCGTTCTGTATATTGCCTTCAAATTCTTCTGCCCCCTTGCCGATGGCATAGTTTTTCTCGGCCGTCTTGAGCGTCGAGCTTGCGCCCGGCGATATTTGCTCGATCTCACCTTCGACCGCCGAGCGTGCGCCTCGGTCTCCTTTCGACTCCTTGAACTTGTCAACAAGCGAACGGCCCACGTCGGTCGCGACCGCTTCATAGCCCGTACCGCCCTTGCCTATGATCTCACTTGAGGCGGGCGCCGGTGAGGTCGCCGCGGGGCGCCGGGCTACAGCCATACCGGGCGATCCGGGCGTCAAAAGTTGCGCGGCCTCCCAAGCGCGTTGAATTCCTTGGTCGCTCGTCGGATCGATCTTGCCGGCATAGGCTTCCGCCGGGAGCTTCCCTACTCGCTCGGCGGCCTCTGCCAGCCCCCGGTTTGACGGCTCGCCGACAAATGGAAGCTTGCCAGCGGGCAACGGCTGCGGCGCGCGCGGTGCAGGGCGGACGCCCTCGGGAAGCATTTGCGCAATAGCATTGATCCCGCGCGCCCCGAGCTCGCCAGCACCGGCGATCGGGCCGAGGTAGGAGGTCGGCCGCTCCTTGGCATAGGGATTGTCCCCAGAGTCGAACTTGGCGTAAGGGTTGTCGCCGGAATCAAACTGCGCGTAAGGGTTTGCCATCTAGCGCGCTCCTAGCGCCTTATCTGCCGCACCGGGGCCGTAGTACTGATCAAAGATTTCGCGGTCGCCCATCGCGCGCAGGCGGTTGATTGCGCCCTTGCTTGGTGTCGGATACGACTTGCCCTGGGGCGCGACGCCGACAGGGGAAGTCGCCTGATCCTGCACGATAGGCGGCCGGGGATACATCATATTGTCGCCGCCGGGCGCCGCCCCCAAGGCGCTTCCCCTCCCGGCTTCAATAGCGGCCGCGGTTGTTTGTTGGAGTTGTTTGAGGAATGGCAATTGAGATGCGGGGTTGCTCGCCGTTAGCTGCGGGAACTGCTGTGCGTACATCATGCGTTCATAGTTAGATACCGTTCCCTCGCCTTTATTCTGCGCTGCGGTCACAAGCGCCTTCACCTTCGCGACGGCGGTATCGTATCGCTGGCGCAGGTCTTCGTTTTCCGTGTGGAAGATCGCCGCCGCTTTACGCGGTCCATAATCCGGTCCGGCCCCAACGATCGGACCGATGCCCCCCTTCTTAATTAAGTCCTCATATGAGGTCGTCATTTCATCAAGGGCCGGCTTTAGCTCGGCCGCCGCCTTGGCGCTTTTAATTGCATCCTCTTGATTGTTGACGATTGCGCCCGCGGTTTTTTCGGCAACGATCTTTTTGTAAGCCTTTTTTTGCGCCCCTTGCATTCCCTCGGGGGCGACATAGGGGCTTGGCGGGCCGCTCTGTTGGGGCTGTCCGCCCTGCTGTGGCTGTACTGGGTCTCCCCAGATATTAGTCGGCTGTGGTTGCGGTTCCGCGAATTGCGGGGTAGTGGGGCCAGGCCCATTGAGGTAAGGCACTTTTGTCATGGGGGGCGGCGCCATGGGCGGAGGCGCCCCTTGCGGTTGGCCGCCGAGGGCCGGCCCAAGGTTGCCGGCCGCCTCGGGGGAAAGCCTTTTGAATGAGTAATCGCCGCCCTTGCCGGGGAGGAATAGATAGGGCACCGATGTTTTCTCGCCATCATCGTTTTCTTCCGTCGCGAAATGAATCTGCGGCTTTGGTTGCTCGCCGCGTTCGAATTGCTGCTTTTGCAAATCGAACGACCGATTGAATTGGTCCGCCTGCCGCGCTTGGTCCGCGCGGTGCTGCGCGAGCGTTGCCGCGTGCTGGCGCGCTTGCTGCGATGCGTGCATGTTGGTCGCATCCGTGCGCGCGCCGGCTTCAAAGCCGCCGAGGGCGCCCCCCCATCCGGGCCGTGACATTAGGCCGAGGCCGAGCCCAATGAGGGAATTGCGAGTGCCCGCAAGGCCGGGGTACTGGCCTTCACTATCGGCACCGCTAAACATGTCCATAAGTCCAGCCATGTGTCACCTGTTAGTGCAGCAAGCCGAGGAGGCCGCCAGCCGCAGCGCCCACGGGAGCGCCGAACGCACCGAACGCCGAGCCGAGGCCCGCGCCCGCAATCGCGCCGCCAGCGACCCGCTGCGCGGTCGGCGGCGCATAGCCGGACAGTTGCGAGGAACTATTTCCCGTCGTCGTGCCGTAGCCGCTCGCGGAATTCAGGATGTTGGCTTGATTGTTGAGGTAGTCCCAAGGCGCTTGGTTCTGCACCATGTTCCATTGCTGGATTTGCGGCTGTAGCTGCTGGTTATTCAGGCCCGACAAGTAGTCGCCCGCGCTTTGCAACTCTTGCATAGGCTGATAGCGGGCGGCGTCGAGACTGGGGAGCATCGACGCCCATTGGCCGACGCGGTTTTGGCCCGTGTCGTAAATGCTCTGTTGAGCGCCGGTTGCGCTTTGCTGGCCGCCCAACAAGCCCGCTCGCTGGCCGACGACGTTTGACAATCCCTGCGCGCCTTGGCCGAGCAACTGTTGCCGGTTTTGGTAGTCCTGCGCCAAGATCGGCGCGTCGGTTTCCGAGAGCGCGCGCGTCATGACATCGGTGTGCGCGCCCGAGCCATAACGGCCCGCGCCGCTCATCGCAGCGTTGACTTGATTGCCGATCAGCCGGTTTTGGGCGTCAAGCTCTGACTGCAAATAAGGATTGTTCTGCCCGCTCGCGTTGCTGATGACTTGCCGATAAGTGTCGGCCGGCTCTTTGGATTCGTTATTGTAGAGTTCGCCGTAATTGTTATAGATATCGCCAAGCTGGGAAAGCGACTGATAGTCGTTCGGGTTGAGCCCATGGCTCGCAAACATGCTGTTGCCGTAGTCGATGGCACCTTGCACGCCGGGAGGGCCACCGCTGGCAATGTCGGAGTTCGCGAGCGCGGCCGTTTGCGAGGCCCCGCCCATTTGATAGTCATTGATCGGCGCGACAAGGTTGCCGGGCCATTGCTGGTAGCCTTGCTGTTGAAGTTGGCTCGCCTTCCCGAAGATGTCGCTAAGGTACGGCTGCGCAGGCGCCCATGGTTCTTTGGTTTGAACCTGTGTCTGCGTGTTAAGCGACTGAGGAGTCGGGGTTGATGTTCCGCCCATAGCCTATAACCTTTTTTCCATAACTAAGTGCGTCATTTTGTAGTGATGCCTTTTTAGAAAATCGCGCCAGCCGGGCCGCACGATTAGACGCGATATGGTGCAGTGAGCGTGTTGCTTTAGATAGCGCTCAAGGTCGGAGATAAGATCGCGCCAGTGCATCATCTCGTCGCCCGTTGTCCACCGTATCTCAGCGACAACTTCGTCGCCGGATTGTATATAGTGCCAGCCGATCAGGGCACGTGGCCTCTTTGCTCCCTCGTCCCAAATCAAGGCGATTTGAACTTCCAAATTTCTGATTAGGGCGACGATGTTGGCAAGCGGTTCGCCGCCCTTTCGTCTCGATAGCCGTGAAAGCTTGTCTGCAAACGGCATCCATAGCGGGGCGGTTTTTCCTATCGCCTCGCCATCCCTCGGGATCGGAACGAATTGCACTAGGAGTAAAACTCCTCAACTATGATAATCCCCGCGCCGCCGGCCGCGCTGGCGAATACGTTGCCGAGTGCCGCCTTGCCCGCGCCGACTGCGCCGATCGCGTAGGCATAGGTCGTTGCGGGCGAGGTGATGATGTCCTCAACGTAGCCCCCCGCCCCGCCGCCGCCGCCGCCCGCCGCCTCCGTTCCGCCGACTGAAGCGCCGCCGGCGCCGCCGCCGCCGCTATTCGTCGCGCCGGCTTGTCCCGCCCCATAAGTCGCCCGGCCGCCGCCCCCAAAGGCGCTATTGCCTCCTGCACCCCCAACGCCCGCGGAGGCGCTATTATCAGCCGCCGTTCCCGATTGGCCTCCGCCGCCGGGTATGTTGATCGAACCGCCGGCGGCCGTACCGCCAACGCCGCCACCGGGAAGGCCGAGGCCGCCCGCGGCGCCGCCCTTCCCTCCGCCGGCAATGATAGAGCCGCCAAACGTCGTATTCGCCCCGTCGCTTCCTGCAACACCGGCACCACCGCCGCCGCCAGAGCCGACCGCCCGCACCCGAATCCACCGGACGTTCGCCGGGAGCGTATAAGTCCCGCTCGTCCCGCTGCCGGTGAAAACCTGCTTAGTTGGAAGCGACGCGAGAGGGCCGCCGCCGCTAGAAAGCAAAATCCAATTCGTGCCGTCATAGAGAAATTGTGCGTAGTATCCGGCCGTGAGCGCGCCCGCGACCAGCGGATTGCCATTCGCATATTTGATAGTGACGGCCCCAATGCCGTCCACGTTGAGAGTGGCCGTCGTGGTATTTGTGAATCCGATTTTGACGGTCAACAGCAGGTTCGTCGGGACACTCGTAAAGACTACGGGAGTAGTGACGGTCTGCGCGTTGGCCGAACCTCCGGTCGTAATCGAGCCGTTAGAGTAATTGCGCCACTTGGCGATCGCTGCCATTTCCGAGCGCGCGGAATTGTTTACGCTCGCGCGCGTCTGTCCCTCGGCCCAATTTATTGACGAGTCAGCCGTCGCGTTACTGGCCGCTGTCGTTGACCAGTCTTGAATGTTTTCGCCGGGCATGGGTTTCCCTTATGAAGTTAGGAATTCCGTGATGATGACAACGCCGGCAGAAGCGGCACCGCCAGCGCGGCCAGTAGCCGTATTGTTTCCTACCGCTCCGCCACCGCCAGACCCGTATGCAGTCGCGGCCCCGCCAACCTGACTCGCGCTGGATGATATTCCAACGCCGCCCCCCAGCCCGCCCCCTCCGAATGCGCTTGATCCGCCATTGCCGCCGCAGGCGCCCATATCCGCCACGATTAGCATTCCGCCAGTGCCGGGCATTCCGCCAGCAATGGCGTCCCCCGCGCCGCCCGCAATAACCGCGCCAGCGCCGCCCTTGAGGCCGCTAGTTGTTCCGCCGCCGCCACCGCCGCCGTTAGCAATGCACAATGTTCCGACGCTGGTTGCGCTTCCCGCGCCACCGTTCCCGCCGCTACTTGAACCAACTGTCCCGGCGGTGCCGATCGTGACGGTTTTGCTTGCTCCAATAGCGGCCGCGTTCGCCAAAAGTTTGGAATAGCCGCCAGATCCCCCGCCGCCAGCGGAAATTGTGAATCCCAAGCTACTGTCGCCGCAACCACCACCGCCGCCGCCGCCGCCAATGCACTCGATGATGCAGAATTTCATCCCCGAGGTCGGCGTGTATGTGCCGGACGCAACGAAAACCTGTTTTGTAACCGTCTTGATGCGCGTGGCGACATCGGCGGCAAGCGTAGTCGCGTCGGCCAAGGTATCGCCAAGACCGAGCGCAACGCGCGCCGCATACGGGTCGCGCGCGGAATCAAAATCCCGCCGAAATGGCGGAACAATAGGACCGACTGGCGGGTCGCCGATCATGCGACGGCGCCGCTTTGTTGCGGGCTGATATTGACGCCCTGCGCATGCGTCCACGTCGCCGCTGCCGGCGCGATGTAGCGGAAGCGCTGCAAGCGCGCGTCAGTGTAGACGCTCGCCCAGCCCGTCGATTCCAAGTTGATCGGCATGCCCCATACGGGGCTTTCCTGAAGCGTCTCTCGCGTCGCAACAGCGATCTGACCGCCAACGGCATCGCACAACGGCTCGACTTCCGAAACAAATGCGCGATAGCCGGGGATGGGATGCACCTCCGCGGTCTCGAGCGTGGCTTGCAGGTTCGGGCCTTGAAGCCCCGATAAAAGACCGCTCGCGTCGATGAGGCTTACAATTGGTCGGCCCCCAACATAGGCCGGGCTGTCCAAACTTCGCGCTGTCGAGTCTAGGAGATTGTCGCCCGTTTCGGTGCCCGTAGTATCCAAGTCCAATCCGATGCTTGCCACAACGGCCCATGCCTGTACTGCGATCGAACCGCGCGACCATTTTTGCAGCGACCAATCGAATAGAATGATCCCGTCGTAAGTCTGCGAGGCCGCCGATTTGTAGTATGCCCAAAACACATAAGGCTTGATCGCGCTCACACATTGCAGAAAGCCGCGCCGGGCCGGGTCGGAATTAGCGATAAACCAGTCGTTTACCTTGTCTTGCCCGATCGGGAACACTTGTTGCCCGAGCAACGCATAAAACCCATCCTCAGAATTGAAATAGAGAGTGTTTCCGACCGTCGTAAAGCCGTAGGGCGAAATGCCTCCGCGCTGCTGTAGCGCGCGCGAGAACGAGAAGATGACCGTCGAGTCTTGGGGCAGGAATTGCATCAACCGAATGGTTCGGTCCTGCACGACATAGCCGAGTTCACCGCCCGAAACGCCCATCACGGGGCCGCCATCAGGGAATTCCTGAGAGTCGGAAAGATTGGTTCCGACCGTCCATCCGGTGCTGTCGTTAATCGCGCTCCATTGGATCATGCGCGAATTCGAGCTAAGGCCGCCGAGCACGACGAAATCCCCGACCGTCGCAACGGTGCGCGCGGTCGGGGGCGAGCCGCCAAGCGCTGTAAATGCCGTGCCTACCGCCGCCTCGATGCTCACAGTCTGCGGCACGTCTCCGATCTGGACGGCGATAAGGTGGCTTCCGAATTGAGTGAAAGACCACAGATCGCCCACGGCTGATACGTTGTACGCACCGCCTACCGCGCGGCTTATGTCAACCCACGCGGTCGTGGCGGGATCGTACTCATACAGTTTTGTCCGTGTCCCGGCATACGTGCGCCAAGAGCCATCCAATTTGCGCGCGGAGAAAAGCCCCACACACTGTGCGGGGAGGGCCACAGTGATCCACGCAATCGGCGATGGGATCGGCTTGTACGAAACCGCGCCCGGCAAGACGTTCTCCGCTTCCGTCGCAAACTGACTGTCAAGGCTTGCGATGTCCGGCCGCCATTCGCCGAACGGAACGGGAGCGAAATTAGGCATCAGCGGCCCGCTTCGCCGCACCGATCGCGGCCTGTAGCCGAATATATTCAGCAAGCTTATCGGGGCTAGTCGTCACGATCTGATCGTCTTCCTTACGAATCGCGAAAGCCCCGTGGCTGGTCCCTAGCTGGTCTTGGAGCATTCGCGGCGTGTGATAAAGGATGGTGATCCATTCCCCCTCATCGAGAAGCGCTTGCGTTTTCTCCGATAGCGGGATCGCGCCGAGCTTCACGCCGTCTTTGTAAATGTCGAACATGGGCAAGTGTCCGTTTTCCATCAAAACCACTCCCCGGATTGGCGCACTAGCACGGATGACGGACTGGCCGTCAGTGCCGAGAGTTGGATGACTTCGGCGAGCAATTCATCACGCCAAGCCTTATAGAGTTCTGCAAGCTCGCGATTTCGCGCGAGCGCGTACAGATGGACTAGGGCGCCGTTTTCGTATGCGTCCGGATACTCGGTCAGCAACCAATTCGAGCCGGTGTCGCTTCCGGTGATGGTCGGGAGCTTTTGATAGTATTTGAAGACAATGGCGCCCGCCGTGTCGTCTTCGGGAGCGACCTTGATCGTTGATCCCTCGATCGTGAAAATGCGCGGGTTGCCGGGATCGATCCCCGCAAACGTCGATTGAAAGTATCGCGGGTGCACATAGTCCAGATCGATATAGGGCGTCTTCCCGGACCATTGCACGGCGCGCCACTTGAGATAATCGGACGGGATCGAGGTTGCGCCGTCCGTGGTTGTGAGCGTGGTGGAAGCTTCCATCTGCCGCGTGCGAAGCTTGCGATTGCACACACGCTCGAATTTCAGGATGGCGTTGTCGTATTGCGCGACGAACCGCTGATGGAACATATAGGTATTTAGCTGCGACTTGAGTTCGGCGTTGGTTGAGATTGTCATTTATGCAGCCTCTAACCTGTCGAGCGATTCATGCAGTTTCACAACGGCCCGCTCTTTAATGCGCCGGTAGCGCGCATCAGAGGGAACGCCCATAATGTTGCCCTGCGCGCGCACAAGGTCGTTGATCCTGTCGGAGCGCTGTTCGATCAGCGGCCACGCGCTGCGCAGCATGTCCTTGTGGGATTTCGAGCCCCACAACCTGTCAAGGACGTAGCCCGCGATGGCCCTCCGCTCCGGTTTGAGCGCGTCGTATAGCGTCGCCCAGAATGCCGGTTCCCGCAGGTTGCGCGTACCGGGCCGGCGCGTTGTATCTACCTTGGCATCCACATAGGTAATGCGGCCGATCATGCGGCCGATGTCGTCTAGCCAGTGATCGACGAACCAATACGGGAACCACGGCGGGTATATGCCGCCCATAAGCTGAGCGAGCCGGCCGGTAACGGCATTCATCTGCGGGAAGTTGATATTCGCCAGATCGTTGTAGATGATGCCGATGTCGTCGGGGAAGATTTCAGCGGCTTGGAGTATCTTGCGATCAAATCCCGGCGTGACGTACGGCGCGTAATCGACCATGACGAGATACACGTCGGCCGGCGCAAGGCGCAGCACGCGGTTGTATTTCTCGCCGAGGCTGTCCTCTTGGGGCAAGACACTATAGATAAGGCGGTTGTCATCCGGCAGATCGCCGAGATAATCAAAGTCGTAGTCCCTTTTCACATCATCGCCTTCGTCGATACAGACCACTAGCCGCGTGCTTTCCAACTCCATATTGGCAAGCGTCGTGCGCAGCGTCGGAATGAGGAGGTCCGGGCGGCCGCGCGTGGCGAGCGATATGGAAAGCCTCATACAAAGGCCCCCGTCACTAATGCATGCGCCGCCTTCGGCTCTAGGCGGGGAAAATATACCAACCCAGTCCCCTGATCCGAGGCGATCATTTCCTCCGTCTGATAGTCCTTGGCCTTCAACTCCTGCCAAAACCTATTCACGTCGTGCGCGGCGTGGCCGATGTCATGGAAGCCAACAAGATCGCCGAGCGGCCCGTAATTCTTAAAGTCTGCTTTCACGCCCTCATAGCTGTGATCGCCGTCGATGTAGACGAAATCATAGGGGCCGTTTTCCTCGGCCCATTTGACCGCTTCGGGCGATCGGCTATTGGCAATCATCACGTCAGCGTCGAAACCTTGTTTTTTCAAGTCTTCGATCGCCTTGCGCAGCAAGCCCGCTGTTTCAAAGTCGCCGTTAAGCCCCACGACGCCAAGGTCGATCGACCGTAGCTTGGCGCCCTTTATGGCGTGCTTGGCGAACACCTTGAGGGATTCGCCGATGCAGGAGCCCACTTCTAGGATTTTCTCGGCCCCCGCCATCTTAGATGTGAGCCACTTCAACTCTATTGCGCTTTGCTGTGCCTTGGCCGGCAGATAGGGAGGCAAGCCGCCATCCTCGCGGCGTAGCGCTTCCTTGATACGCTGCGCGGTGTTCTGCGGTCGCGTCGATTGCAAGTCATCCCAGAGACAGCCCTCGAAAACCTGTTCTCCGACATGCGACATCCGCAAATGCGGATCGAGCCACACTTGCATGCCTGCCGCGCGGATGTTTTTGCAGAACGTATAATCCTCTCCCTCATAGCCGGTGCGCTCGGGCAATAGGATGACATCGCACAGATTGTAAGCGACGATCCCGTTGTCGCGGAACCAAGTATCTTTGCGGCTCTCGACTAGCCGTTCCACAGCGGCCCGCGACATTCGCAGGAAGCCGCCGGGCACCGCATCAACCTCGATCAGGTTGTTTTCAGGGTTTAGTTCCATCCGCTTCCGATGCGGGTTTTTGTAGTCCAATTCCCGCATCGGATATCGCACGTTGTCGTCGGTCTTGACTCGATAGGTCGCGCCCACGATGTCAACCGGGTGCCGCAGCATTCGCGCCAGCGCGCCCGGCGGCCATCCGATATCGTCGTCGATGAAAAACAGGTCTGTGCAGTCGGTTTCGAGAAACATGCCGATAAGCAGGTTTCGCGCCCGCTGCACGAAACTATCCCCCACATGCCCCCGGATCAGGAAGCCCCAACCGTACAAGCTCAACTCGCTACAATCCCGCAAGAGCGAGGCTGTCGTTTCGAGACGAGTGCGCCCGCTCTTACTCGGTAGCGCGAGAAACACTTTGCGATAGTCAGGCATTAGCCCTCCAAAAGGAAAAGGCGGGGCATTTGCGCCCCGCCGTCTGCACGTTGATAGCTTTTGACGCTAGTTAGTTATCGACGCCGATGCCGCCGCTAACGCCGCCGCCGGTCACGTACTTAACGATGACGACGGCTTGGCCCTGGGTGGCAACGGTGCCGCCAGTCTGAGCGTACTTAGCGGTAAGAGGCAGATCGGCAGTAAGAACGCCAAGAGCGGTGCCGGTCGGCTTGATATCTTGATACAAACCGGCCGTGCCTTCCGTGACGTTCGCGTCTGCGACCACGTTGTCCAACTGCGTCGAGTTCGAACCAACGGTAAAGATGTTGGTCGAGTTGGCGTTGAACGTGACGTTCAGCAGAACATCCGTTCCGATGAGGATGGCGCCTTGCGGAACCACCCCTCTAACAACGCCGGTTGCGATGCCGGCATCGTTGAAGTTGACGGTAAACCGCTTGATAATCACGTTTTGTTCAAACGGATCACGAGCAGTTTGCGCACTGTTGAGTGAGGAAACCATTGTGTTAGTCCTTTCGTTCTGGATCGGATTAGTCGGACGCCGAAGCGTAGAACCCGGTCACGACGCCCCACTGAATGAGTGAGCTAGTGGTTTGCGTCGAGAGTTGCGGATACTTCATTTTCTTGAAGTTTTTCCCGATGCCGTAGGCCATCTCGATGCCCGTGCCGGTGATGAATCCGTAATCATCTTCGGCGCGGAACGTCGGCTTAGGCATCTGTCCGATCGCGAACGACAAGGCTTGCTGACCGCAGAGGAAAACGGGCTCAACGCGAGCGCTCGATGCGCCGGCCGTTTTCAGAGAGGTCCACACGTTCGACACGAACCGAGAGATTTCCGGGATCATTCTGACGATCACGCCGTCGTAAATCTGATCGCCGTCTTGGAACAACGGATTTTTGGTCGCGCCGTACGGGCCGGACTGTTCGCGCGGTCGTGCGTCCTTATTGGTGGTCGCAAGATCGAGCTTGAGATCACGGAACGGATTCACGCCAGCGAAGGCGACGTAATACTCGTAACCATCATCCGTCCGGTAGGGACGAATGTGCGGCAGAGCATTGACCGCCATGCGCTTGAGGAGCGAGAGGTTCGCGGCCGTGAACTTGTCAGCGGTCGTGTCCACGTTAAGCAACGACGTGGCGTGGTCGGTTGCCGAGTTCGAGGTTGCCGCACCGTACAGGATACGATCGACGTTATCGGTACGCCACGTATTAAGCTGCGCGGTAGTGGCAAGGTCGTACTGAATACCATTGACCCGCACACCCGCTGACGGCTGCGACTCCGAGGGAAGCGCCATGAATGCGGCGATCGTCTCGTCACGCCGCAACTCATTGGCCCAATCGCTGAGAAGCGGCTTCGCCTCGCCGAAGGTATCAGCGGAGTCCTTCTGCCTCTCGGCTTTGGTCGTGGTGACGGCGTGGCGAGCCCATTCGAGCCATATGCGCATGCCGTAGTCGTCGATCGATTCTTCGTTTCCGACCAGCGTACCGGTGGAAACGCCAGCACCCTGCAAGCGCGTGACGAGCGGAATATTCATCTGCTCGCCGCCGGACTTCAACTCATTACGAATGCGGATGATGGCGTTAAGGGCCTCACCCTGATAGGGCGAGAACATGTTCTCGCGAACAAATTCACGCCCGATCTGTTGCGTGAACTTGATCAGTTTATTGTTGGTCTGGATTACTGAGACGGCCATTGCCGTAGCTCCTTTTGGTGATGGCCGTCGCCCAATAAAAAACCCGCCTTGCGGCGGGCGTTCAGATCAGGAAAACGGCCGGGGTTATTTCATTGCGTGCGCAAACAAACTCGCATCAGACAGGTCGCCGAGCGGTTCCACGCGGGCCGATGCGGCCGGAATGGAAGACAGCGAGGGCGGCAAGCTGACATTGGGCGGCTGAGCCGCGGGGGCTGACGTTTGCTGCCTACGTATGAGTTCGACCATGGCTTTCTGCGCGGCGGGATCGTTGAGCCATTCCGTTTGCTTCTGTTTCAACCAAGCATCAGGATCGGCCCCGATTGCTTCATGCGCGCGTTGTTTCTTGTGCCATTCGACCAGCGACTTATAGGGATTGCCCGATGCCATGATTTGCTGGTAGGCAAAGTTGCCATCCGGCGAGTAACGAACCTTTTTCATGGCTTCAAAAGCGTCATTCACGACTTTTTCGCCGTACTTGTCGTTGGCGTAGTCGCGAGAGATGCCTTCTTTAATCTTCATCATTTCTTGTGCTCCCCACGATTGCAGGGGAGTGATGACGTTCTGTTGCAGATATTGGTCGGGCTGTTCGAACAACTGTTGCGGATTCGAGGCTGGCGGCGGCTGCGGCTGGCCTTGCGGCGCGCCTTGCTGCGGCATCTGCCCGTTCTGGCGGAGGTAGTTGAAAGCTTCCGTCAACTGCTGGACTTGCGTTTCGAGCTTTTGACGCTCGGCCCGCTCAGTCAGCAATTCCCGCAACGGTACGCGATGGTCCTCCGCCTTGGGCTGCGGCTGCGGCTTGGGCGCTTGCGGCGCTTGCGCTTGCGGCTGCGGCTGTGGCGCGGCGGCTTGTGCGGCCTTGGCTTGGTCGCGGGCGGCTTCAACGTCTTTCGCCGCGAACCGGCCTTTGTCATCGCGGGCCTGCCCCGTTGCCTCCGCCGGTGTGCTCTCCGCTTGCGCGGGGGGCGCCTCCGGTGTCGGCGGCGAGGAGGGCTCGTTACTCATCGCATGGTCGTAAAGGTCTTGATCGGTGACGACTACTTCGTCGGCACTTTCGGTAGGTACAGCACTGTTTTCGTCAACCATGGCTCATCCTTTCGCCGTGTCGTGGCGACTTACGAAACGTCCAATGTCGCTTGAACGATGCGGATAGCGCCGTGAGAGCGCACGGCGGACGCCCGGCCGTATCGTGGCCGGTGACGAAATTGTTTCCGGGCAGCGTATAACCCTACGTCGCCGCAGGATCGCCCTCACCACAGCGAATGAGAGGCTACTAATCCGCCGCCCGGATGCGGCTTCGCAGATGCGTTAGCGGTTCCTTGGAAACCGCCGGTAGGGGTAGTCTAGAAAGCCATAATGCGGGATGCGCTTCCTAGGGTGATGCGGAGGCGGCGGCGGTGTAGGTGTCGGCGTTGGCGGCGGCGGTGGCGTTACGCTCCCCCCGCCTGAATAGGTATAGTACAGAAAGCCGATCGCGTTCCCCGCCCCCGCGCCCGGTGACGCGCCGCCGTCCGAATAGGTATAATTGAGAAACCCAATCGCGGCGCCAGCGGTCATCACGAAACCCAAGAGCAAAAGGCATCGAGGCAGACAAAGCCTAGAAGGAAACTAGCATGAAGGCGAAGCCGGAAAAGCAGACCGAGGGGCACGCCCGTCACAGGTGCCGCGTCCAAAATAAGTTTGGATGCGTTATCCTCAAGCAGCAAATAGCTGGAACCATCTTCGAGCAAAAGCAGATTAGCCATTTATGCCCCGCATACCGTCCAGTTAGTTCCGTTGTATCGAACGCGGACATGGCTAGAGCCGCCACCGCTAGAGACGGTCGCGCCGAAAGTCGTTGTGTTGGCATCAACGATGTCGTATTGCATACCTTCTATCGCGAACGTCAGTTGGACGCCTGATTGTCCCGGCAGATTGCTAAAATGCATGCTCAAATTCGGCCCCGAAGGATTATTGCTGTTTAGAATTTGTATCCCCGCCTTCATATTGCCGTCCATCGTCGTGAGGTCGCCTGTTATTCCTCCCGTACCTGTTCCCCGCACTCCCCAAGCAACACCGTGATTGATGGTGAAGGCTACTCCTGTGATATTCAGACTTGGTGAACTGCCGTCAGTGTTTTTGAGAACGTACTGCGTATTGGCGCCGCCGCCATTTGCTTGATATGTTCCTGAGGGAAAGCCCACTTGGCTATCGATCAATGGGGCGGGATTCGTTCCAACGCCAGCGCCCGTAACGTAGCCGCCGATGCCGATCGTATTTGTTAGGGCCGCCTTGACCGTGAGGATATGTCCAGCGACCCCGCTTGGGCTTCCAGCGCCGGCCCCATTGTCGATGAAAGCAGTTGTGCCTGTCACCGCGTTAGATGTGAAGTTACTTTGACAGCTTTGAATCGTGAGGTCTTTGGCGAATAAACTGTTGGAGAATAAGATACATGCCTGGGCACAATTTACTCCCGCATTTATACATTCAATTACACTATCAGCGGCATTCTGTATGAACATCGCACAGGATGACGTTGTGGTTTTAGAGCCGCCCGCGGTACTCGCTGCCTCATTGATAGTGCCGGTCAATGTGAGCGGACCAATAGTGCAGCAACTTACTTTATTGAGATTGACCCCAACGCCGACGCCCTCAGTATTGTACTCACCAAACTTGAAACCGCTAAGCGGTGCAGAAATGCGACTGGTTATTGCCTGAGGTGTGCTGAGAGTTATTCCGCCAGCGCCGCTTAAATTATACGTTCCCGTGCCACTTCCGTCGCCCGTTCCGAAACTGGAAATAGTTACAATCGTTGCGGCAGGGATGCCGGTTGCTATGATTTGGCTACCAACACTAAAGGGGTTGCTTCCGGGGTCGTTTGGATAAATCGAGCCGCCCACGGTTAACACGCCCCCGGAGATCGTGCAGTCAGTCGCACAATACATTCGATAACCTAGTATCGCGCCATTAGGACATTCCTCAACCGTCATGTTAGTGGCAAAGCCACCTCCGGTTCCAGCCACCATCATCGCATATTCATGGCCGCCCGCGGTTCGCCAGCCATTTAAGCCAAAGCCCCCGCCTGCTATTCCAACGGAACCGGTCAATATGGGGCTGTCAGTATGAAGCCCCGTCATTGACATGTTCGTTGACCAGCAGATCAAGCTGACCATTCCAGAAAGGGAAACGTTGCGCAGGCTGGCGACTTCCTCGCAATAGACTAGCGCGCCGCTTCCGATCGTCTGACTTCCGTTTACGATATTCAGGTCGCAAATTTCCTGAACCATGTTATTGCCAAAGTTACCGACCATGGCGAAATCTTTAGGGATCGCCCCATTAGGAGCTTCAATAATCGTTGAGTTCATTCCCGCGCCCTGTACGCGGCCGGTAAAACCGCTTGAGCCTGCTAAGGATATGGGACTCAATACCTTGTAATGGCCGTAAGGTACGTAAACGGTGGCCCCGTGAAGGGCCGTCGCATACATGTCGGCAATGGCGTTGTTGATAGCCGCCGCGCTATCATTGGTGAATGTAGGATCAGCACCATAATCTAATACGTTGAAAACCCGTAACTGCTTAAACTTCTTTGAGTTGCCGCTTTGGTCATCCCCATAATAAAGATCGGGGAGCGTACCTTGCGACAGCGCTGAAAGTTTAGTGTCGGCCATGTCGTCACCAATTCCCAAAGCCAGAGGGCACGGTAAGGGTATAAGGACCAGCAAAGTTTGCTGTCCATACATCGCCGTTATCTGTTGATTCCATGTCCAGCGCGGGGAAAAATGTGCCGCCACCTGTGATGACAACGCCGCCGCCGTTTGTAGCGGGGTCTTCGCCCACATTGTTATTCCATCCACTGCCCCAACCGGCGGATAGCTGATACCATACCTTGCTTAGGCCAGCATCCACGGCCATTCCAACAATTATTCCTTGCCCAAAAGAGGGATTGGAAAATTGAACGACGTTATTGAAAATAATATTGCCATTGTTGAAACATCCAGAACTGTTTGTGTCGGCGCCTGGGTAAGTGCTGCCATCAATCGGAAATGAGTTGTTTACTACGCCAATACCTGTATTTGTCCCGGCAAGAGTTGTCAGCGTGAATTCGGCGTAATATTTTCCAGAAGCGTGCCCAGCTGTCCCCCTCACATCTTGGCGGGAAGCGGCAGTAGAGGTCGCGACGAGATTGCCCCCCGATAGACTGACATTCGCTGTTTTGGTGGCCGGGTCCCAAGTTGCTCCCGCGGTCGCCGCCAACTTTGGTCGCCTGACAAGCAAAAAGGGTGCACTAGGAAGCACGGCCCTGAAATCCTCTGATCGTGCCAATGATGGTCGTGCTATTGGCGGATGGCGTGAAAGCATCCACGGCTTGATATTGAACGTAAAGCGTCTTTGCGGCGCTTACCGGGAGCGTAACGATGAACGATCCAGCGGGATCGCCGTTGGTATTGTTGAAGGTCGGAACGAGCCGCCCGACCGTGCCGTCGCTAAAGCCGGTTTCCAGCGTACCCGCAAAGCTGCCGATATAGCCGGCTTTCTTGTTGGAGAACGCCGCGTTGTCGCCGCCGCCGACGCCGGTCGATGCTGTCGGATTAGAGCGATATACGTATGCCCGTATCCTTTTGCCGGCGAGGCCGGTGTCTGTGCTGTCGATTAGGATTTCGGTAAGCGTGAGCGGGTCGTCGTTCGTGTCCGCAATGTTGCCGGACACAAGCGCCGTCACAGAACCGGCCGTCGCGTTGTCCGATATGCTGTCGCCAGCCGTGTAGGCGGTCACATTCGCCGGCCGCGTCAAGGTGGCGAACGCCACCTGAAAGGCACGCGGCGACATGCCTGTCGGCCATGACTGATTGCTCGCGACGGCGACGGGGGCCGAGGAAGCCATTACGGCTTGCCCAAGCGAGCTTACTTGCCCCGTGTCCATCGTGACGCGCAGCGTATGCGCGTCCGATGCGCCAGCGCCCGTCGTAATCGACGTGCCACCGCTGTCGAGTATCTTAGCGGTCCATGTGCCGGATTGAGCGGCTTGCACCGCAAATGTGCCGGCGTTGGTTATGTTCCATGCGCCGCTTTGAGTAGCGGCGATGGTTCCTGTGATGGTCGTGCTAGTGAGGCTGACGGGAAGCGTGCTAATCTCGGTGCCGGTTCCGCTGTTGAGCGTAACGCGCGCGATCTCTTTGGTTACGGCGTCTTCCGAGATCGAATAAGTCGCCCCGTTTTTGCCCGAACCTTCGGTAAAGGCAATTTTGGAGGTCGTGCTCATTGAATAGTCCCTTCGTCAGTGCAGGAGGATCAACGTTGCCGCGATCAATTCTTCCTCATCTTCTAACTCTTGCTGTAGCGCCTTAGCTTGCGCAGCCATCTCCGCGTAGGCGCGATCCTCGGCTGCGGCCTGCGCCTGTGCGCGTGCCGCGTTAATCTCGGCCACCAATTGCCGCGCTTCGGCGACATATTCGCGGATGGGCGGCGCCACCTCGGGAAAGGCCGCAACCCAAGGGGTATCGGCCTCAAGGCGCAGATCGGCTAGCAATTCCTCTAGCGTTTCGAGCTTCTTTTTGAGGCGCTTGGCCCGGAGCGTAATAGGGCGGTAACGAGCGCTAACCCGCCTGCCAGCACCGGAGCCGCTGATGCCGCCAAGGACGGGCGGAACCACGACCGGGGCGTCGGCAACCGAGGCATCCGCACTCAGTGTTGAGTCGGCCTGCACTAGGGCGGCGTCGGCATTGATGGTAGCAAGCGTCTGCGCGGTCGCGGCCAGCGTCGCGTCGGCTTGCGTCAAGCCGGCCGAGGCCGCGATAGCAGCCACCGCGGTTGCGGTGAGCGTCGCGTTGGCCTGCGTGAGGCCAGCGTTGCCGGCGATCGGCAGCGTTGCCGCCGCGACCAGCGTGGCGTTGGCCTGCGTGAGAGCGGCCGAGGCGCCGATCGGTAGCGTTGCAGCCGCCGAGAGCGTCGCGTCGGCCTGCGTGAGCGCGGCGCTTGCCCCTACCTTCACGCCAGCGGTCGCCGCTAGAGTGGCGTTGGCCTGCGTGAGCGAGGCATTGGCAGCGATTGCGAGTGTCGCCGCCGCGGAGAGCGTAGCGTTTGCCTGCGTTAGTGTCGCCGAAGCCCCGACCGTAACGGTCGCCGCTGCGGAGAGGGTCGCGTCGGCCTGCACAAGCGCAGCACTGGCGTTGATGCCAACTGCCGCGGTCGGGGGCTGGCCGATCTCGACGTAGCTGCGGCCCGTTAGCGGCCCGCGGCGAGGGCTCCAACCACCCGGACGCCGGCGCCGCTGCTCGGTCTGAAACACCGGCGGATCAGGAACCGGCGTTGTCGGCGTTTCGAGGAAGCCCCGACGAGCCAGAGGGCCGCGCCGAGGGCCGCGGAAGGGAAGACGCCGACGCTGCTCGGGGGCGCCGCTGGGAAACCCAGCATCCGCCAACGCAAAGAAGGCGACCAGAGCATTGTAAAAGTCTGTTACTTGCGTCGAGGTTAGGCTTGCCCCGGCGCTTGCCATTCGGGCTTGAATGCCGGCGCCGTTTCCGGGGCCGGGGATGCTTTGGCGATTTGTTGCCAAAACAAAAAAGGGCGCGTTTGTCGGCGTGACCGAAGCGACCGCAACAACGCCCTGATCGATCGCGTTCTTATAGCCCTGTTGCGCGCTCGCGCCCGATCGGTTTCCTAGATAAAATCCTTTTCCATCGGCGTTTGCGATACCGCCGCTTCCGCCATCGTTAACTCGCCAGTAAGCATTGCCATCGGAATATCGGCAAATGATCTGAACGTCTTCAGTAAACCCCGAGTTGAAAGAACCGATCGCGTCCCCGCCACCGGCGGTAGAGGCGGCGCTAGTGTTGCTCCAAATCGAAATATGGGCCGAGTTCTGGGTGTACTTTGGCGTCCCCATCGTCGGATCGAAGCCGGTGTCGATGTAGTTGGTCGTGCTACTATCGACGCCGGTAAATCCAACATTGGTCGTGAACGTGCAGCCATGCAGCGTTCCGTTGAAACTTGACGAAACGAGATTGAGCAGCGCGGTCGCACTGTCTTGCGACGAGTAGACGTGAAGCCAATCGAAAAACGACGATGTGCCGTCCGAATTGAACAGCCCTTTAGTCGTTAAGGTATCTAAAAATTGCCGGTAGGCGAACGAAAGCCCAGCGCTTGCTCCGGTTACTCTCGCAAGAAAATTATCGGCAGCAGTTGACACATTAGAAGCCTGAGCTTGTCATCAGCGACAGTGAATAGTTGTGGCAGATTTGAGAGGCGGTCGCTGTCGTTTGCGTAAAACAGAAGTCGATGATGTTGGCGATGGTGCTATCAAAGCCCGTACCTGTTACCGGAGCGGTATTGAAAGGCACCGTGACGACACCAGCGTAGGGGCCGGTTGCCACAGCAGCGACGTTCAAGAACGCCGTCGATGCGACAAGGCCGCCCCAGAAAATGTTGGCCGAGGTACCCGAGCCGATGGCGCGCACGATGCCCTCGGCCTCAAGCCACCATGGCACAGTAGTTTGCACCACGATGTTGCCGAGCAGTGGCAGCGTGTCAAAAATCTTGATGCCCACGGCGCCCGCCGCCAAATCCCAGCTACTATTTCCGGGCGTCGTCACGGCCGACGAAAGCCGGCCGGACGCCCTGATGCGCAAGATGTCGCCGACCTTGAGTCGGTTTGGCGCTAGCGTATATTTTGCCGTGGCATCGATACAGCTGGCGCGCGTTCCCGCGGTCAGCGTCGGGCCATCCTTCGATTGCGTGATAAGTGTTTCCCAATAACCGACGCTCATCGCAGCTCCTATGGGTTGCCGGCCGTGATACTGAAGCTATTGACCGTGACGACCTGCGCGTTTGCCACATTGGTATTATCAAACGTCATGTCCGTTGTGTTGCCCTGATGCTGGCAAACCGCGCTACTGTCATAGATGCGCCATGATGCGATTGTGCCACCGGCCGATGCTGAGCCCGACCATGTGCCGGCCTTCGCCATTACCCCCGCCGCGGCAGCGGCAAAGGGGCTCGCGGGCAGCGTGATGGTCAACAGCGTGCCGGCGGGATCGGCTGCGCCACAGTTGGCGGCCTCCGCTCCCGAAAACGCTTTCAGGGTAGCCGTCGCGCCAAGTTGCGTCGCAATCGCGTTTAGTTCCGCGTTCCGGGTTAGAACGCCTTTCTGGAATGCCATCAGCCCTCCCCATCATAAACAACGCGCATCCCGCTTCCGGTGCGCTGTAGGCCGGTTGGCCGTTTCTGACTGCCTAAGTGCTTAATGAGTTCAAGAATGGCGGGCGTATGATCGGGCGGCGGCGCAGGCGGCGGGGGTGTCGGTTCGGCCGCCTTGGGCGCAGGTTCGGGCTCCGGCGGGGGCTGTAGACTTGCTTCGTGCAAGGCCAACTGAGATTTTATATTCGCGCCCTCAAGCCCTTTATGGCGCTCTATTTCCATCTGGTTCGTGGCCTTCATTTTCTCAATTTCCATTTCGTTTTGGGCCTTCTCGCGCGCGATCTGTATTTCGGCTGCGGCGTCTGATTGCTTGGTTTGGGCGTCGATCTGCGCGCTCTCGCGCTTCAATTGTAGCTGCCCCTGGTTTTTCTGTTGCAGTATCGCTACCTCGGCCTGCGCCTTCATTTCTTCCGGTGACGGTCCTTGCTGCGGTTGCTGCTGGCCGGCATCGCGGAATTTCTTTTTGACATCGGCTGGCAACGGGCTCGTCTCGATCAGCACTTCCATGACCGCCTGCGCTTGCGGGGGCGACAGTATCTTGGCGACGGAGGGAAGCGCTTGGCTGATCGCCTCATAGGTGTCGGCCATCATCGTGATCGTGTCGGGGCCTTCGTCCAGAATGATATCAACGTCGAGCTCGCCGATGACGTTGACCATCGTGGGCATGCCAGTTTCCGGGTGAAACTGCGTCGCGTTGATCTTGACGTATTGTTCCACGCCCTGATTGTCCGTAACCCTGATCCACCGCTCGTTCGTCCAATACTTTTGCACCGCGTTGAATAGCGCGCGGTAAACCCGCAATGTCCATGCGCGCAGGTTGAGCATGTAGGGGCCAAGTTCGGCGACCCCGGCTTGCTGCATCAATGCGATGGCCTTGCCCGAACTTTCCCCCATGCCCGCGTTGCCGAGCAACGCTGGATTAGGCCCGAAGTTCTCGATTTCGGCTTTGGCATCTTTTAGGAATTCAATCTCGGCCATCATCTGAGCTTGCTTGGCCGAGTCATCAAATTGAATTTCTTCAATGGATGTGTTCGAGACGATTATGCCGTCCGACCGTGCGGCCTCGCGGCGCAGAGCTTCCACGTCATCGTCGGCAATCGCGGCGCGCGTCGCGCGGATGCGGCGGCTATTGTTAAGATGTAGCGCCTTCGATCGGCGTTGGTTGATCTCGTCCTGCGCTGACATCAAGTTGCGCGGGAAGCCGTATCGATCGCCTTCGTGGTCAACCTGCGCGGAGAACATTTGATATCGGCAGATTTGCTTATCTTCGTCGTCGTAGAACGGAGATTCGCCTTGCTTCAAGATTGCCGCGCGCGTGAATAGCGACCACCGCCATTTGCCCTTGCTCTTATACCAAACATCAATCAGCCGGACCTGTTTGATCTTGCCGCTTGGATTGCTCTGGAACCACCGAATGTCACGGTCGGAGTCGGTCGATAAGTAGCTAGCGTTTTGGCTCGATGCGTCGCTGTCGATCTCGTCTGCCTTGTCCGGCAGCATTTCCTTGAGCATTTCCTGATCGACCCACTTGCCGACTCCTTGGTAGCGGGCATCCTCGAAATCGTTGGCGTAGCTGCGCGGGTCGTAAAAAAAGCCGTCGTTATCGACTACTCGGAATACAACGTCATAGTCGGGCTTCCCGTTGTTCGCCATCGGGTTATCGTCGCCCTGTGCCGGGGGCATTTCCTTTAGGTCGAGCTCGATGCCGCCGATGCCGTCAACGGCCGCTTTCTCCGCAACCATCGCCTTTTGGTGTGGCCAGCGGTTGACATCCATCACATAGCGCAGCGCGGCGGTCGCCAAGTCGGCGCCCTCCTGATGCTCCGGCGTGCGCGGATACGCTTTCGGGTCTTGGCGTAGCTTTTCGACCAAGCCGACAATGCCGTCGATCTTGCGGCCGATCCGGTTAGAGGTGACGACGGGTTGCTTGCGATCGTTTAAAATCTTGATTTGCTCGGCCGTCCAGTGAGAACCATGCCGATAGCGCCGAGCCTGTTGCTGCTCGTCGATCTCCGCACGCTTGCTCATCAGATAGGTGAGGTAGGAATCGACGCACTGTTCCAGCGTCCATGCACCATCTTCGCCGCCCGTATCAGCATCAACGGCCCCGCCGGATACCGGGGGGCCGTTGACATCGCTGTTACTTTGCTGGCTATAGCCAGTGCCGTTTGTGGTCGCCATTAATACGTCTTCCAATCTCCGGGCGTTGCAGTGTCGCGCACCCGCTTGTAGCCGGTCACGCTGCTGGGTTTTGGTTCAGGTCGGGTCGGCACATACGGCCGCGACATGCAGGCATATCGCCAGTCATCCGCAGCGTGGTCTTCGCTGTCGGTCATCAGGTCTTCGGGCTTGTCGGGATCGTGTTGCAGGAACGGGATAGTACGGATCGAGTCAATGCACGTCGAAAACGCGACGATCATTGGTCGATCGGCCACGTCTCCCACAAGGCGCGCGCGAAACTGGTCCCATCCCCCGATTGCTCCCACTCGCGCAACCCGCGTGTTATCCGCGCGGCGGAAGTGGACTTTGTTGCCTGATCCTCGGGCGAGACGTTCGGCGATGGAGGGGCCGCCATCCTCGGCGAAAGCGGAAGGATCAAGCACTCCGTATGAGATTTTGTCATCCTTCTTTTCCCTAGCGGCGATGCTCTCGCCTACAGCCTCGGCGTGAAGCTTTATCCCGGTATTTGGTTGTCCGGGCTTGCATCCGTACCACTCTCGATAGCGTACGATGCAGCCACGGGGCAGCGTTCGAGCATCCGTTGCAAAGTCATCTTGAACGACGGCCCACCATCCAACGGAGAAAGGCGAAGCTGAGCCCCAATCCATCGAGCGAAAGCGCAACCAATCTTTGGGCACTTCAAACGGGCGCACAACGTGTCGCTTGGTGTTCCAACAGTCAAAGAATGCTCCTAGCGTTACGTTCCAATCGCCGTCGAGCCACGCGGCAACAAGCTCTTTGCTTCCGCTCGCGCGGAGTTGCCGTTTGTAGTTTTCAACGTCGATGTGCGCGGAGTTGTTATCGACCTTGGATGGGATATAGACCCGTTCAAGGTGTGTGTCGTTGTCGCGAATTACTCTGTTGCCGAGCGGCGCAGGGTCGATGTATCGTGCCTTAACCCACTGATGGCCTGGTCCGCCAGGATTACCAGTAGCGCGAAAACCCACAGGCACGCCAGCGCCAGAACGCAGAGTTGCCATAAGCTTGAAGATAGGTGCCGGATTAGGGAAATTCCCAATCTCCTCGACGTAGAGTCGAGTGTAGCTGTGCCCTTGATATAGCTCTGCGTCAGCGTCTCTTTCCAAGTAAGCGAAGCGAAGTCGGGCACCGTTGGTAGCCCGCCACATCTTGTCGGTTTCATGGTACTTCCATCCCATCGGCGCATATATTACGCGCGACCGCTCGATCGTCTCGACAAGCTCTGTGCGCGTGCGCCGTAGCATCAACCCGATGGCGTTCTCGCCATAGCGATCGGCGTGCTTAACCCACTCGCCGAGCATGCCGTCGGTTTTGCCGCCGCCACGCGCGCCGCCAAAGAACACTTCGAATATGGGGCACTTTAGAAGGGCGAGTTGCGCGGGATTTCCGCGCGCGGACCAGCCTACGGTGTAGCTGGGTTGTTCTCGATCAGCGGCGTCGAGTATTCCTTGATCCATTGCTCGCGCGTCAATTCTGCGGGAACCTCAATAACGTATCGATGCTCGATTTCGCCTTGGATCGTGAGCGGCGCTTTGCCGAAACCTCGGTCAAGCAATGCCTCCGCCGCCATCACGCGGCACGCCCACGGCGCCCGCGGCTCGTGCATAATCGCAGCAAGTGTCCTGATCGCGCTTTCAGCGTGCGAGCGCGCGAGGGATGCGATTTGGAGGGGTGTCTTTGCCATCTAGCGGCCGCCCTTTGCTTTCGTCCATTGGCTCTGCTGATCTTGCAGCCAAGCGGGAAGGGTTGACTGCGCTGGCGGGGGTGCGACCACGGGCGGAAATTGCTTGAGGGGCTTCGGAGCCGGCCGCGTTAGCGTCGGATCCCAAGTGAGGCGCCACTTATTGTTATCCTCCGCCTTTTGCTCTGGCGTGCGCAGGTCCACGACGTTGGAGCTTTCCGGCAGATCGGCGAGCCATCGATCCCATGCTGCGGGTTGCGGAGAGAAACCGGGCGGCGCGGCGCGGAGATCGAATTGCGGCGCGTTTTGCATCTGCCCGTACATGCGCTCGAATTCGCGCGGGTCGCCCGGTATCACGGTGCTCGGGGCATTTGGGACGATAACCTCCGGGCCGCGTTCGCCCACAAGGATGGGCTCACCCGACCGGGCGTGGCCGCCTTGAGCCATAGCGGCGTGGGGAGTTGGGGCACCGGCAAGCGATTGAGCCAAGATGGCTGCGGCCGTTGCGAGGTCTACACGGAAGCGCATGGCGATTTGGCGGACCTGTTGCGGATACCTCTGCGCAACCTGCGCGGGCGGCACTGGCGCAGACACACCACTACCATATGCCGGGGACGCCGTTTCGCTAGTGAACGGAGCCGGAACGCCGCCGAAATTGTTAGGCGCGCCCGCGCCAGCAGGAGGGGCCGGACCAGCAACAGGCGCGCCACCGCCGGGCGCCGTTGGTATGGCGGACGGCGGAACTTGCGGAGTTTGCGGAGTTTGCGGAGTTTGCATTTCGTGAATGCCGGGCGGATAAGCCTCTGGATTCGGAACGGAGGGAATGCCGGGGATAACGGTCATCGGCCCCTGCGAGGGCTCGTTAACAGCTAGGGGCACCCCGGCCCTCTCTTGCACGCTTGCGCTCGCCCCCATTTTCGTCTCGAATTCGCCCATTGCGGCATTGAACTTCTCGACCGATTGGACGAATGCGTTTTGCGTGGCCGCGTCGTTGGCCTTCCCCTGCGTGAACTCTGCGCGCCCCGCCTGCACGTCTTTGGAAAACCCCGCGAGTTTGTCGGCGGCATTTGACTTGATGTCTTCGGGGGTTACGTTGATTTTGATCCCCATAAAGTAGACGCCGACGTTGTTCGCAGATTTCGCCATGAACTCCTCTGGCGAGAGTTTGCCGGTCATAAGGTCTTGCTTCATCTGATCGGTGACGCCCTTGGCGTACTTTTCCGATTGCTGACGGTCTGCGGCGGACATCTTGGCTTGCGCCGCAGCGCCGGCCTTGTCGAAAATCTGAACGGCCCGGTCCCTGTCGGTCGCCGAGGGCGGCGGGGCTGCGCCCGGAGGCTTCGGACCGGCCACAAGGTCCGGGGGCGTGAACGGGGCGTTATCCGTTGGAGGTTGTGCTGCCGGTGGCGGCTCCGTTGGAGGTTGTGTCTGTTCGGCCGCAGGGGGCAGATTGCCAAACCGATCGGCGAACGTGTCTGGCGTCTGGACGCCCGGTCCTTCCTGACCGCTTTGTAGGATTTGGCCCGGCTCTAGCCCTGGTCCGGGGCTTGGCGGGGCGAGGTCAAGCGGCGGTCCGGGAGCCTGTTCCTGAGCCGGCGGAAGATTACCGAAACGGTCGCCAAACGTGTCGCCCCTGCTTTGATCGGGGCTCGGCTGCTCCATGTTGATCGCGCCTTGCGCGAGGCCACCGCCGAAGCGGTCGCCAAACGTATCGCTAGGCTCGGCCATGGCCGAGGGCAGTTGGCCGGCGCGTTCGACGGCAACGCTAGGATAACCCTGTAGCGTCTCGGCCGGAGGGCCGGGGGCTTGGATCAGCGGGCCTTCAGGAAAGTTGCCGGCGACGCCCTGCCGCTGCTCGCCAACGTTCCAGTTAGGGGCGGGTTGCATCGCGTCTAATGCGCTCTGCCACGTCTCGGGCGGAATGCTCTGCCCCGACTGAATTATGGCGTTTTCGAGCGGATCGTTGATGCCGATGTCTTCAAGCGGTGGCCCTTGCGTGACATCGCCTTTCGGGCTCGCCGGGCCGGGCTCGCCTTGCTCGATCGTCGGCGGGAATGCCGGGCCGGGCGGGAACTCGCCGCCCCTTCCTGCCATTTGGCGGTCTGCAAGCCAACCTGCGCCAAATGGCGACGGGAACTCGGGACCGGCGGGGAATTGCCCTTGAGCGGAATATGCGCCCCCTATTCCGCTCAAACCGGGCCAGCCGGGGGTGACTTCGGGCGCGTTGTAAACGCCCTGACCGCCCCGCATTTCGCCGGCTTGATAGGGCGACGTGGGCGGCTCATAGGCCGCCGTCGCCGTGCCCTGACCGCCCGCCATCGCTTGGAGTTGCGGCGCGGTGACGATCTGAATACTGCGGTTCTCTTGAATAAGGTAAAGCTGCTCACCGCGCCCCTGCGCCGCAACAATCGCGTTTTTTAGGTCCGCATAAGGACCGTTCACTCCCCCTGGAATTCCGATGCATCCGGCGGTCGTCTTATCGCCGGGCGGAATTGCATGGATTTCGATCGCGCTACGGTTCTGCCCAATACTCCTATCGTACATGTTCCCGCTGCGATCGCCGACTCTCGCAATCGGATCATATTGCGCCGGAAGGCCCGATTTTTCGCCGGTGCCACCATGCCCGATAACATGTATCGGGAAAATTCCATCGGGCGCGTCACCCTTTCTGCTACCCCCCGAAGTATACGGCACCTTAACATCGCCGAATGTCAGCGTTCCACGAGTTGTGGCACCCTTTTCCGTGGTCGGCTGATTAGTAAAAACGAGATTGCCATACCGATCGGTTGCGCCCGGCCGATAATTCTCAAGACCCGGAATCTGACTAGGAGTGACAACCGAGGCGGCCTGCGTGGGGATGTCGCCCGGCGGCCGCTGTGCACCGGCAGTCTGGATCGTTCCTTCAGTACGCGGATTGGTGAAAGTGAAGCGCCCTTCGTTGCGGTTGTTTACCGCGAAATCATAAGCATGCGTCGTGCCGGGCGGGAAGGCGCTGCCAGTGTCGCGGGTCTGAAACGGCAGGGTATAATTCTGTCCCGTCTTTCGGTCGTAAACGTCAACGGTTCCCGACCGCAAGAGTGGTTTGCCATCGGGGCCTTTCTCGCTCGCGACGGTGATATACGGAGCCTTGCCGGCGATCACGTCTTCGGTTCTGTTGAGCGGTTGGCCGTAAGCGTCCTTGTTCGGTCCCTCCATCCGACCGCCGGAACCGTCATACACGGTGATTTTCGGATTGTCCGCCGTAGCAGACAGCCCTTCGCGGGCTGCACGTTCGACCGATTGCCGGAAGGCGCTATCGCCCTTGCCGCGCGCCTCCGCAGGAGGCACCGGGTTTACGTAGTCGAGGAGGCTTTTGCCGCCTTCCTCCTGCGCCGTTGTCGTCTTTTCCTCATCAGTCACGGAGGCCGGCGTTGCCGCTGGCGCCCCCTCTGTCTTGCCCGCGCTTTCTGTCTTGTCCGTGCCCTCTTGGCCGCCAGTTACGGGCGTCTCGGGCTCCGACGTCACAGTGACGGGGGGGAGCTCGATCGGTGCCGCGCTCTCTTTGGCCGCGGCCTCTTGCTGTGCCGGCGTAGTGATCTCAGCAGTTTCGGGGCCGCTCGCGGCGTTCGCGAGTTGCGAGCCGGGGCCGCCGTATCGCGATTGATCGTTCGGATTTTGGTTGTTCGGATTGAATGTCCCGAACATATCCGAAGCGGTCGGCCCTGCTACGTTCGCGGCGTATTGCTCGCCAGTTTGGCTTGGCTGTCCGCCCCACTGGTTAGCGAGGAGGCTTTCAGTAAACCCTCCGCTATCGCCTGCTGTTGCGCCTGCATTTGGAGCGAAAGCGCCGTAGGTTTCTGGCGACCCTTCCACATTCGGGCCAACCGAACTAATAGCCGATCTTGTTTGGTCATTTCCCTGTGCCTGTGCTAGTGCGCCCATTCCTTGAAGGACGCCGCCTGCGCTTGTGTCCCCCGAGGATCGCTCGGCTGCGGCCTCTTGCCCCGCATTCGTGTCGCGCTGGAAGGTTGTCCCGAGAGTTGGATCAGATATGGAGGCGACGTCAAACGCGCTCGGTCCTAGCGTCGCGCCAAACTCGGGAGCCGCGCCAAAGGCCGCCTGTGCAGCCGCGGTGAGCGATCCTGTGCTTGCGAGCGCGGCCGCTTCCGGGTTGGCGGCGACCGCAGCGGCGACTGCCTGCGCCCCTATTGGGGAGGCGGCGATGCCCGGCGACAGGCCAACGCCGGCAAGCGAACTCTGAGCCGCTTGTTGGCTGCCGGTCCAGCCCGCGCCTAGCCCAAAGGCGCCGGGCGATTGCGATGGACCTTGCTGCGACGATGGGCCAAAAGCCGATGGGCCTTGTTGCGCTCCCGGCTGTGCAGCGCTGAGACCAATACCCGCGGCGTTGCCGGGGCCTAAGCCTGCCGCTGGACCTTGCTGCGCTCCGGGTTGCGCGGCGCTTAAACCAAATCCAGCGGCATTCGCTGGCCCCGTCTGCCCCGCCGGCATTCCCTCTACACCGGGCGGCCCTTGTTGGCCCATGCCCGGAGCACCGAACGATGCTCCGAAAGATGCCGCTTGGTTCGCCGCGCCGACTGTAGAGGCGGCCGCTACATCCGGGCTTGATGGCGAGATCGATCCCGGCGAAGCCGCTTCTGGCCCTTCCGGGCTCGCGGGCGCGGCGCTGAAACTGCCAAAACCTTGTGTGCCTTGGCCCTCTTGCCCCGCTTGGCCTTGGCCGGATTGTCCTTGGCCCTCGGCGCCGGATTGGCCGGCACCTGTGCCGCCTCCAAATCCTGATCCTGATCCTGCCGCCGCGGCAGCGCCAGCCGCAGCAGCAGCGCCCGCAGCAGCAGCGCCAGCGCCTTCCGCGCCTGCCGCCGCGGCAGCACCTGCGCTCCCGCCGGCTTCTGCGCCGGAAGTGCCGCCTTCTGAGCCACCACCTTCACTTGCACCTCCTGCACCTGCCTCTGCGCCTCCCGAGCCACTTTCTGATGCGCCGCCTTCCGAACCGCTTTCCGACGCCCCTCCTTCGGTGCCGCCGGCGCCTGCCGAACCGCCTGCGCCAGCCGCGCCGCCTCCGCCTTCTGCACCTGCACCACCGCCTCCGCCTGCACCGGCACCACCACCACCGCCCCCCGCTGCCCCACCGCCCGAGCCGCCGCCGCCTTCACCGCTGTCACCACCGCCGCCACCGCCCCCACCACCGCCATCGCCGCCACCATACGCGCAGATCTGTCTTATCGGCTTCCATTCGTCAGGCGACCGCCAACTTTGGCCCGTTTGGAACGGCCCAAACGGTAGTTCGCCGGTGTCCATCAGTATGCTTGCCGCCCGATCCGCATGCGGCCCTGAGCGGACCAAGCGCCCATTTTCTTCGCGCCGTATTTCTTCCGGCCGATGTAGGCCGCGAGCGCGCCGGGGTTACGGACGCCGGGCTCAGAGGCGAGCTCGCCCTTGAGCTTTTGGAAGCGGCCGCCTCCGCCGGGGGCCATCGATTTCATGGCTTGGCTTCCGCCTCGGCTTTCGCCTTGGCTTCCGCCTTGGGATTGGGGTCCGGCGCCGGCTTAGGCTGCGGGTCAAGCTTCTCAAGGAGCGCGACAGCCTTCACGACCCACGGCAGATCGCGTTGACCCGCTTCGTGGGCTTTTTGCACGAACTCCCTGAGCATGGCTAGAACCTCTGGGATATCGTGCTTCCCGGCGGCATGGCCCTTCTGGACCTCTTTGTCCACCGCTGCCTCAACCTCGGCATAGTGATCCTCAGCCATAACTTTTCTCCTTCTGGGTTTCAGGGATAATCCACCAATCGTCGTCGTCGGGGTTGTAGGGCTTCGGTTTCTCGGTCATTGGTTTCCGTCTCCGTCACATAGCGACCGAGCCGATGCGACCACCACTTTTTCGTGCCGTCTTTGGACACAATCGCATCCGCGCGCTCAAATCGTTCCAGATAGTCCAACATGTCACGCCTTTAGTAGGTTAAGGTCCAACTTAAATTGAGCCATCCCCATCCGATTGGATCAGCCCCATCGAGCCCGAACCAAAGTTTATCCTTGGCATCACGGTTAAAGAAAACCGCCGGCTCAATTTGATAATGGCGCATGTGTTGGATGCCGTTGTTTTCGCAGTGGTAGGCGAGGGCCGAGCACTGCAATTTCTTACCGCCGGCCTCTGCGCCTGGGGGCTTGCCGGTCTTGTAGAAGGCACCGCCCGGATCAAGGAGAACGTATAGCTCAGTAGGCCCGGTCGGCTCGGCACCGAGCCCGTATCCGACCCACACATGGCGCAAATAGCATTGACGGGGAACGTCTGTTCCTAGGGGTAAAGGATAGGACATATCCGTCTGTCCGCCGATATCGCTTACCCATTGCGCATCGGTTTGGCCTGTGCTGAGAAATCCCAGCCAATACCAAGACGTTCGCGGCTCGGTCATCAGTAGGCTTGCCTTCCGATCGAGAGCGGAACGGGCGGATTGCTCATACCGAGCATTCCGGGGCCGCCGGGGGCGCCGGGCATGCCCGGAACGCCTTGCGGCATGCCGGGAATGTTCTGCATTGGCGGCCGGCATGGCGGCTGATATTGCGGAGGTTGCGGAGGTTGCGGAGTTTGCTGCGGCATTTGCTGCGGCATCGCTCCCCATGGGCTTCCCTGCGCGCCGGGCTGCATCATGCCCATGCCCATTTTCAGCATGTTCTGATTGATCCCCGGTTGCCCCTGCGGTGCTTGTCCGCCAGAGCCGCCGAGCAAGTCTAGGAGCGAGCCCATGTTTTCCTTTTCCGTCGCAAGCGATACATACCGCGCGCGACTATCAGGCGACAAAGAAGACGTCGCCAAAAGCCGTCGTTGGGGGTGAACGGACGCATCCAACACCTATTCGATGCCCCCGGACCGGGATCATTTGCGATCCCGGCCGGGGGACTTGCTGCTTGGGAACTTAATATGCTTGTCTGCCGATGCGCATGCGTGGCGGGCCGCCAGCTACCGGAGGCGCCTGCTCGGCCGAGGGAGGCGCCGGCATGGGAGCGGGCGACCCGCCACCGCCCATGGACGCAAACCGCGACTGATCGGGGCCGCTCTGGCTCATTTCATCGACTACGGCGCGCTCTTGCGGGCCGAGCGTCGGGCCGAACGGATTGGCCGCCTCGGCGTAGTAATCGCACAAGCCGTAGGGGCTGATCGTGCCGTCAACTTTCGTGCAGCCGCCGTCGTTGCCGTCGCCCTCTTTGGTAAACATCATGCACACGCCGCAACTCTTGACGGGCATGCCACGGCGATAGTGCGCGGTTTGCTGATCGGCCTTGCCGCCGGTGTCGCCCTCATCGGGCGCGCCAGAGCCGCCAGTCGGCACGCTGTCTTCGTCGTATCCGCCAGCTTCGGTCATGGCCGAGTGCCCCAACCATCGCGCCAATCGTATGGTGGCATCATGCTCATATCACGGTTCCCATGAATTGCGGTTCGCGGGCGTATTTGCGCATGTATTCCGTGTGTAGTCGGGCGAAGTCGGACGGCTTGTAAAGCGTATGCGGATTGTGCTTTTGACCAAGGTGAGCCGCGTCCTTGCACGCTGCAACGGCAAAGCAACCCATGGGTTTGAGCCCGAATTCCTCAAGGCGATGCCATTGCGCTCGCATGGTCTTGCCGCTGCCGATCACGTCATCGACCAGCAGCACGGGGAGCTCGGGATCAACAATCCCCTCTAACCGGTTGCCCAAGCCGTACGATTTGGCAGCCTTCTTTATCATGAACGCCGACACCGCAAGCGGGGCATACGCCTGTAGTACGCTCACTAGTAGCGAGCCGCCGCTCTCGCATCCGCATAACTGAAACGGCGGCCCGTCCAATCCATACCACTGGGGCTCGTACCACTCCCAGAATAGCCGCGAGACGCGCTGCGCAAACTCGGGATTGAGTACCGCGATCGGGAGATAAAACTGCCATGCCTGTACGTTCCCCTCTGCCCCGCTTAGAACGAACTCATTCGGCGGGGAGCGGAAGATGCAATAGTGATCGATGAAAACGCGGCACCACTCCCAATCGTTCGGGCTATTGACCTTGCGCAACCACTCCTTCCGAAGATCGTCATCCATCGGCGCCAACTCGCGTGAATTCTAAATACACGACCAGCATCAGCAACAGACCTGTGAGCGTCCACAGCCACATCATTGATAGTGCCGCCAAAACGAAAGCACCGGGCGCCACGCATGGCGATACGGATGGCCCCACGGCTTGCCGACGCGCAGGACATACTTGCCGATGTGAATCCACCAACAATGGGCATACCGCTCGATCACTTCACGATCCCTGCCCATTTCGGCTCGTCGCCGTAGCGGTCGCGATACTGCTCAACCGACTTGCAGAAATCGTTCATCGTATACAGCGCCACCAGTTCGCCGGGAGGGTAGTTTTCGGTGTGTTGGCTTGCTCTGTCGAATCCGCGACCAACCTTATTGACGATGCAAAAATAGTTGAAATGGAGTGGCAATCGCAACTTCTGTCGCACACGTGCAGCGGCGAGAAGAAGGAAAGGCGCGCTCGCCGCGATATCATCGACCAAGAGCACCGGCAGGTTGGGCAGCATACGGCCGTCGAACCAGTTATCAACCCCAAAGGCTTTGGGCGATCGTCGGACAAGGAAGGCATTGATGTTTATTCCAAGCGACCTTGCCACTGACTGTATGGAAACGGCGATGGGCGGTCCGGAGGGAACACAGGCCGCGATTTGGAACGGCTGCTGAGCAAACACAGGAGCGAAATGATCCCAAAAAAGCAGCCCAAGGCGGCGGCTAAAATCAGCATGGAAGGTTCCTCTCCGGAGATAGAATTGCCAGATGTAGCGGGCGCCGGCGGCCTTGCCCGGAATTGAGGGAAATTCAGGTGTTGCTCGCCAGATGCATTGCCGATCGATGTGGTCACGACACCACTCCCAATGTTCTGCGCGTTGCTGGTAGGTTAGGACGCTCATGGTCCGCTAGTGCGTATATTGCCTAATTATACGCAAACGCGCTTGCTCGGCGGCATCTTCCTCGTCCCACCTCAGGCGCGCCTCCTCCCACTGAGCCATCCGCCACCAGCGCCATTGCTTCACGTGCCAATCGTGTTGCATTATCGGGCCGCCCGGCTCGCCATTCGGCGCGCTTGCTCGATCGACACGCCGAGCCTTTCGCCAATCTCACGGAATGTTTTGCCCTCCGTGCGCAAGCGCCACGCATGTTCGCGGCGCGCGTCATTGTAGGCGCGATCTCGCAGCCACCCCGCCCACGGGGTTATCGGACGCGGCTCGCCCATCTTATCGGGGAATTTGTGAAATCTGCCACATTTGCCACACGCTGTATAGAAGATTTTTCTCCCACGTCCACAATCGGTAGACGATTAGCCTCCGCCCATATTCCTAGGATCGCGTCCCTGTACCAGCGCCGCACCGTCTCGTCGGAGCGCCCAACTCGGATTGCCATGTGCCGGAACGACATGCCGCTGAATCCCCTCGGTGTATCGACCCCAAAGGACCGCCACCAAACCAGGCGCCAAGCTCTGCGGGGAATGCCTCTTGCCCACGCGAGAGCCACCAAGCAATCGCTAACATCTGCCGGGCTTGGGCGGAACTTAGGCAGGGCGACTTCTGTATAACCATAGGCTTCCTCCACTAGCGCGGCCATTTCAGGCCAGCAGTTGTGCAATGCAAAATACTTGCGTTCGCGGTCGGGGAGCGCTCGGATCGTGCGGCAGGCCAGCAAAATCCGGTCTTCGACCTCGAGGATGTCTACGCTCATTCTGCCTCGGTGCAGCGGATTACGGGGGGCCGCTCGGCAGCGATCTCAACGGTCCGAACTGCTCCGCAAGTACACTGTTCAATAAAATAGCCGAGTACAGGCCGGCCGCCGTCCCCTGGACGAAACACCTTCTGCATGTCTGAGGTGCGGTACCAGTGATGGCGATGTTCGAACCAGCCCATGTCTAGGCCCATTGCTTGCGCATCACCTCATACAGCGCGCCGAACGTCCGGTGGTGTTGGGCGTAGTAATCCATCTGATGCACCGGAGCTGACAAGCTGAACTGAGGCCAGTTGGCGTGTTCGCCGAAGTGCTCGAAACAGTATTGTCCACGAGCGCAGACGCGCCATTCGTCCCAGTCGTATTCCTCATCCGGGTCTCTTGAGGCCAACCATAGAAGAATATGCTCCTTAGAGCCGATTTCAGGCCGTGCTAACATAAGATTATTCTCCGTTTTGAGGTTTCAATAGAAGATTTTGCTACTACAGCTCAGGCATTTCAAATTGCCAAGGCGCGCGCTGGATCGGAGGATAGCGTGGCTCTCCGCGACTAGCGCGCCGTTCCTCCTCAAGGAGTTCGCGAACGGCCTCTTTGATTAGGCCCTTGATGTCTTCCCGAGAGGCACGAGCCAACGATTTCCGCTTTTCCTTGCAGGTTTCTTCCGCTTTTTGTCCCTTGCACATCACTTTACCTCCACAGGTTCAGGGCAATTCTTGTCGAGGCACCTGTTTGGGCGATCGACTTGAACGATGACGCCGCAGCGGGGGCAGCGCTTCATTTCGAGGGCTCCCGAATCTTCGATTCATCGACTATGCGATCCAGCACCCGGTCGATCTTTTCCGTTCGTTCGATATTTTCGGGGGTTTGCGCTCTCCGATAAAAGTAGTAGTCGCGCAGCCCCAACAGGTCGTGGATTGACATAAACGTCACTGTTGCACCTTCCCTTCTAGCCTCTCTCTGTACTGTGCTAAATTTGCAACGTCCTTGTCGAACTCCTTCTTGCTTATATCTATATTCTTATTACCAGGGAGGCGGCCATTGATTTTCCAGTTGTTTTTGCCTCCAAGTTGGCGAGAAGTTCGAAGATTTCTCCAACTTTCTACCTCGGCCGTCACTCGGTGGTTAAGGAGTTGACCGGCGAGAACGTGGATTTTGCCCCTGAGAATGAGGTCGCGCTTCAGGCGGCCGGCCCGTTGGATGTTGACTTCCCATAGCTCGGCAAGGAGGCGGTCGTTGTCGGGGAATAGGCCGTCGCGGTCGTATAGGGCGTCCAGAAGGTCGCTGTAGGCGCCCCTGAGTTCCAAGGACATCGATCGCGTGGCGTCGCGGAAGTGGACGGGACTGCGCTTATACCACTTCATTCGGCTGCCTCTTGCTGTGGCAAGAAACCGGCCGACTTTCTCTCTGTAGCAAGCGCGCGCAACTCAAAGAAGCCGGCGTGCTGCGGATGGCGTTCAAGCCACCACCGAGCAAGCACCGCCGTCCAATTGTTATTGCATTTGAAGTCGCGACGGCCGCGCTCAATCTGGAAATGCCAGCGGATGCGATGCAGGATCGCGTCGGCTGAATAGTGCTCCCAGCCGTCATTGCGGAGCTTGGTCGCCAAGTCATTGAAAAGGCTGGACACTTCCAACGGAATGTCGTGAAAGTCAGTCATTTCTCGATCCCCGCCTGTATCCTCGTCTCTAGGTGCGAGACCTGTCCGTCTAGCGCGGCATCCGTCTCGCGGGCCTTGCGCACCACGTCGCGGGAATGGATGACGGTGCTATGGTCGCGGCCGTTGAAAAGGCGGCCGAGCGCAGGAGATGATACCCTGGTAAATTTGGTGCAGAGGTAGAGCGCTATGTGGCGCGGCCACGCCAAATGCTTTTGGCGGATATGCCCCTCGAGCTCGTCCAGCGTGATGTGATAAACCTCGCAGACGAGTTTTTTAATGGCGCCCACGGTCGCGCCCGGCAATCGCGGGAACACAACCGGGTCGGCATTGGGAACCGGGGGGAAGGAAAGATTGGCGATCTTGACATTCTCAGAACGTCGGATTGCCGCCAATGTCGCCTCAACGGTCCTGATGCGCCGGTCTAGCTCGGCCATCGCCCTATCGACTTCGGAGTAGTCTAGCGGTTGAGGCGGCGGCTCGAACTTCCCCATGCGGGCGCGAGCGACGGCGAGACGCAACTGATCTTCCATTTTCCCTCTCCTTTGTAGAAGGTTTTTCTACGTCCTAAACCAAGTGGAGAATTTTATTCTACCTGCCGCCATAGCGAGGCCCGCGCGGTAAGCCCGCGCCCCGCAAGGCGGTCCATCATGATCGTCATGTACCGAGGGGGAAACGAGCCGACATTACGCCAGTTACAGAGTGCGGTCGGCTTCACGCCGACTAGCTCCATCAGAGCTCGGCCTCCCCCAAGCGCTTCGATTACCTGATCCGCCGTCGTGAGATAATTTCGCTTTGCCATTGGCAAAAGCTATAGTTCAAAATATATGAAACGTCAACACTTCATTTGATGTGAACGAGCGCAACCGCAACGTGCTTGCTAAATCCTAGCGTTGCAATGGCAAATGTGATAACGGTTCCGGGCCGTGAGCGGTACCGTGCCAGTACAGAGTGTGGCCGATCGCCTCCGCCTGTTACAGGCGAAGATCGAGGGCGAAAGCTACGGCGCCTCCGCCCGCATGGCGAAGCGCCTCGGCATCAAACAGCCAAGATGGCATAACTTCCTAGCCGGCAAGCGGTTAAGCCTCGATGTTGCGCTACAAATCGTGCAGCGCATTCCGGGCGTTTCGCTTGATTGGCTTTATAGAGGTCGGCCGGAAGGGCTAACCTACGATTTTGCTGAACGTCTCGGCCTCTTCCGCGAAGGTGGCCCCCATCGTCGAGAGCACCGCTAGGGCCGGCCTCGCCCTTTCCTCATAAAGATCGTCGATCCTTCGCCGCATTTCCTCGATTACTCCCTGCGCCTCTTCCCTGGTCAAGTCTTCCTCAAGCTGGATAACCAGCCCCCAAGCTATTCTTTTTACCCGCATTTTTGTCCCTGTTCAGGTCTGTGTAAGCCGCAATAGGCGCAAACTATCACAGCATTCAAATAATTTGCAACTGGCCATTTTGGCCATGCTTTTTTTGGATGGGCGCGGCGCAGCATTCATTTTTTTTGAAATAGCTCTTGACGGCCTTCAAGAAATATGAAAGGATGCTTCCCATCAGATGGAGGGAAGCAATGTTGATCTTTCTACAGCAGCTGATCCTCACTTGGACGCCCGCTCTTGCGGCTTCCTGTGTCTCCACTTGCGACCAATACGGCTGCATCACGGTGTGCCTGTGAACCAGTGGACACACATCGACTCGCTGCTGGTCTCGCTCCTGATGTGGGCCGCCATCTTCGCATTCATCCAATGGATGACACCATGAGCAAGCTTCTACTTACCGAAAAACCCCCGCGGGGCGCCGCGCCGGCCGACGAACCGTCTGTGACGGAGCCGGCATTTCCTCTCGGCACCCGCGTTCGCAACACGCGCACGGACGAGCTCGCAACCATCGTCGCTCCGACGCCGGGCGCCTACATCGACCCGAAGTCAATCTCGACCGTTTATGACGACGACGACGGAACGATCTGGCAAACGCTCATTCGGAATTTGGAGATTGTAGAGGAGGAGATCACGTGAACGACGCCGATCTGTGGTTCGAACACTCGCTTTACACGATGGAATGCGAGGTTGAGAACGTCCTTGGTGTGCAGCGGCAAGTGTCGCCCAGCTACCGCCCAGCACAGCGGCTCTCGTTAGAGAAAGTCCGCGACGACCTCAACAAGCTGATCGATGAATGGGGGCAGAAATGAGCGCGCAAAAACTCCCCGCCGTCGTCAGCCGCGAGGATAACCCCGAGGCGCAACTCGAATGGGCGGGCCGAGCGGCGCGCGCACTCATGCAGCGCGTCGATAGCAAAAAGAAACAGGTAATCATCGGCGGCAAGAAGTATCTCGAATATGGCGACTGGCAAACGCTCGCAAGCTTCTTTGGCGCGACCGCCGGCACTGAATGGACAAAGCTAATCGAGCATGACGGCAAGCCTAGCGGCTACCACGCCAGAGCAATGGTCTACTGCAAGGGCGACGTAATCGCAGCGGCCGAGGCGATTTGCTTACGGTCAGAAAGAAACTGGAAAGACCGGGACTGGAATTCCCTGATGTCCATGGCACAAACGCGCGCGGCCGGCAAGGCACTCCGCAACGCCTTTGGTTGGGTTGCGGAGCTTGCCGGTTACGCGGCTACGCCCGCCGAGGAAATGACGGCGGAGATCGAGCCGCCCCGGAACGCCATCGGCGGCCCAACAACGCTGCCAAAGAAAGACGCGCGCGGGATTTATTCAAAGCTTCAAGTTGAAATCCGCGAGCTTCCTTCTCGCGAGATCGCGCGGGATTGGTGGAATCTCAACCTAGATCGCATCAAGGTTCTGCCCGAGGATTGGCAGGACATCCTGCGCCTACAGCATCAGGAAATGCTGGTTGACTTGCAACAGCAAGAGGCCAAGCACACGGCCGACAATCAAGTCGTATGGGAAGACGACTCCGAATATCTCAGCATGATCCGCACCGGCCTCGGCCTAGTCCGCAATCGCGAGGGATTGGCCGAAATGAGCGGGCTTGTTGCGTTATGGAAGAAACCGATAACGGACGAGGAGCGCGAGGCAGGCGAAGCGCTGATGATAGAAAAGAGCCTAGAGCTCGATACGATGAAAGTCGAGACGACGGTATACAAATGACCGACAAGGAACGCGACACTGTTGCCAGCATGCTTGCGGCATTGTGGCAAGTGCAAACAACCGTGCGCGTTATGAGCGGCCAGATCACTATTCCGGCTCGAACGCTGGTCGCTGTGACAATGGCGATTATCAACGCGGAGCGCCAATCATGACCGAGGTAATCATGGCGCTGCTCCTAAGTTTTAGTTTTGCGGTTTTCGTCGTCCTTGTCATTTGGCTTGCCCTAGGACGATTACCCTAATGACCGCCGCCGCCGCCTTTCAAGCCACCTATTCCGACTGGCGCATCATCAAGGGGCGCAAGGTAGTGCAGATCGTCTTTGAGGTTCCGTTAGAGGGCGAGGGGCTGGCTTATCAGGTTTTAGGCGGGATGCCTGATCCGTCTAAATCCGTGTGGTGCGGCATCGCACGGCTCAAATCAGGCCCAACAGAGGAGCCCGCTACAGTCGCAACGGAAAAGTCTTCGCACGTCGAAAGGGGCGGCCCCGAGTCGCATCCACCTGCGGCTCGGGGCGATCCGCGGGAAGGCATCGGAGATGGGGTTGTGACGCCAGAAATGTCGGCGATTATTCACCAATCGTCGCGCAATCCTGACAAGCGCCTCGCGAAACAAGCCGGAATGGCGTGCGCTGATCCGCTGTTTCGGAGGTTCATTAACGGCGGCCTTCCCAATGGTTGCAGCCAAGAGGAGGCCGCCGAACAAGTGCGGCTGATGTGCGGTGTCAAATCGCGCAGCGAGATCGTATGGGGCACGCCGGCTGGCGACGCATGGGATAAGCTTTGGTCGCGGTATCTCGCATGGCGAGAGACGGCATGAAGCGCGCCGAGTTCAGCGCCACGACCAAACACGCCGCGTTCGAACGGTGCGGCGGCCACGCATTCGCAACCGTCACCGTGGGATCAGACCCCGAAAGCGGGGCTTACAAGGTTGGCGTAAGTTCGACGGAACGCCCGTAAGGAATCCCAATGGTTGAGCGGACACACTATCGCCCAGAAGAATTCCGACGCATGCTCGGCATCGGGCGGACCACTTTTTGGAAACTGGTCAAGTCGGGCAAGATCACCGTGGACCGCTCTTTCGGCTTTCCCCTGGTTCCGGCGACATGCCTGCCTACATGCCATCCGCCAGTGGTCAGCGCGAAACCAGAGCGAACAACGGCGGACGCAACAAGAGAGCAACGCCTTGATCCTCTTAAACAATATATGCTTAGGCGAACCGATGGGAACTCATAGAGGCACGTTGAGGGGTCGGGCCTCACCCTAACAAAATCAATGACTTACACCCCAAAATCCCGTCTACCTACAAGGCGACCGACATGAGCCCGGCGGCACTGACTGACGACGATGTGATGCGCGAGCTTATCGAAAGCCAGCGCTGCGAGATTGAGCGGCTGCGCGAGTGCGCTTTGAGCGCCACGACATTGCGCACACTGTTGCAAGAGGCGCGGGCCGAGATCGAGCAGCTGACCGGCCAGCGCGACGAGTTGCTGGCGGCGTTGCGTGAACTCGATGCGATCTTAGACTTCGGCGCGGTCTTTGAACGATGCGACTGCTTTCACGATACGGGTGGCTTATCAAGGGCGGCAGAAATGGCCCGCGCCGCCATCGCCAAAGCGGAGGGGCGACCAACATGAGACAGGATGATACGGTTGACGAAGTGCTGAGGTTGCGCACCGAGATCGAGCGGCTGACAGCCGAGATCGAGCGATTGGAAATCCAATTGGATCAGGTTAGGTGGATGTATAAGGGAGTTTCTGCCGCTCTAGAGCGTACAAGGCAACCAACATGAGCGACTGGCCCATCTCACTGGCGGAGGCAAAAGAGCAAATCTTGGCTCAGCGGGCCGAGATCAAGCATCTGCGCGATCTCTTGCAAGATGTCTTGCCGCTCCTTGAGCTAAAATGGGGCAAAGAGGCTACTTCAAG